CCCGCAAAGAAAGGGAAGCGACACGCACGACCCCTTCTGCCGCTTGGGGACCTAATCCCCCTGAGCGACCCAGTCCACCTTTACCTTCACAGGTCCGGATAGACGCGGTTTTGTGGAATTCCCAACGAGCCACGCGTATAATAACGCGTATCCCGAAAGGTTTTTCACCTCTTCCCGTCTAGCTTGCGCTAAACCTGGAAGCCTCCACTCGTAGCGCTGTAATTCAGCATTCCAGCGCTTTTGACACGAGTAACCGTCCTTACATTCGGGGAGACCGAAATGCCCGAACGGGACGTGCCAAAAGTCCTTCAAATGGAGGAGCATGGCAGTACTAGCATGAGTTAGCTGAAGCTCATGTAGATGCTGACAATTTCTTATCAGCGCCGACCATGCTGGGACGTTCTCACATTGCGAGTTCTTAAAGCGAACCACGCGTACATCTACACCATTGTAGAAATACGCCCCGCAAGATTCCCTGATAGGGGTTTCTATGCAGGTCTTCTGTGGATTGACTTTAAGTCCACACGCTTCTAGCATTTTGCAGATGTATAGCGCGTCCTCCTTAGGACACACTATATCATCTCCAAATACACGGAGGGTTCTCTGCCTCGTCATGGGATGTATAGCGGCCCGGGCGATTGCCCAGAACACTAACGTCTCAATCGGGAAGCACAGAGCTGACCCCATGCTCGCAAAGCATGCCGGTCGTATCAGCTTACCATTTATGGCTAACTGACGAGACCGATAACGTGTAACTAGTCGGAAGAACTCCCTTGGAAAAAGGAGCCGACAGAGTCTAAGGCTTACCCTATCGGAAGCATCTTTAAGATCAATAGTGGCAAGGCCATGGCGCTTCGCAGCGCGGGCATTGTACTCTTGATGATTAAAATTGATGCTTTTCCGAGCGAGAGGGTGCCGGTGTATTATTGAACGAAGGATCTCCCAAAGGCCCTGTTGGGCGAATTGGTTCTCCTTAGGTTCAACACATATGGTTCTTAAAGATTTATAATCTTTAGGAACGCAAACTACACGGGCAATTGACTTAACGCGCTTGTTAGGTACAGGCGCCCGGTTATTGAACCGGAACAAGGAGTTATCAAGTCCTTGTATTAAGCCAAAATTCCACTTTCGCAAGCCACGCTCCTTCCCAGCAACAGCCCCTGGTCCGTGTCGTCCGTATGGGATCGAATCCCACATGGCGAGTGACGGATTTAGGTAGTCGCCATCCATGACCACCGACTGTATCAGTCGGCGTGCTTCATTTAGAAGCCAAGATGGTGCCGTTATAACGGGTTCATCCGTTATACGCGAAGAGAAGCTTTTTATCGCTTCATCTTCGGTCATCCTAGACGGGATATCCTCAGCCTTAGAATAGGCGAGGGTAACTTGGCGAACGGCCCAATAGGCATAAGCTGCTTCTTGGGTCTCAAGCATTCTAGGAATCCCGGAGTCATCGAATAATATGCACAAGTAATTGTACATAAAACTCGGTAACTTCGACCGCCAATGTTTGCCGAATGACCGATCCACCAATAAAGGTGTACCAGTCACGAGCGAAGTCTCGCAGGCTTTACCCAAAACGGGGAGCGCTTTTGAGACAAACTCTAGGCCTTCGTTCTTTATACGTAGAAGTACGTATAAAGCATTGGCTCTGTTACAGGATCTTTGTGAAGGATCATGTAATGAGAGATCGTGATACACATTCTTGTAGAAGGCAAGCACTAGTGCAAGGTTAAGTCTATTCATACGACTCCCTTGTTAGTGTGTTCCGTCGTAACACGTATGACGGTCCCCTTACGCAATCAATGCGACTTTAGATTCGCATCGCGCGATCTACCATGCTGTGGTTCATAGAGAGTCTAGCAGCGATCTTGTAGATACAAGATTGACTGTGTGGACAATCTATGCACTTTTCGACATGATTTTGGCAGTCATTTCCGAAATCGGGAATGAACACCATTTTACCTGTCTTTACAGCACCGGAATCGATTAAGTCTACATACTTTCCATCGAGATTGGAATTCATATTCCTCTCCTTTGTAGGTAAAAGATTTAAGGAATCCGGGTGTGTTAAGCCTTGTCCTTTCGGACAAGTCAGAGACACAACAGACGCGCGGATCAATTTGATGATCGCGTCGATACACTGCCCTCCGAAGCTGGTGTTGGAAATACCAGCTCCCAGTAACAGCCCAACAACGAAGACGACAATAGTCGTTTTTGTTATTGTAAACATAGCAAGATTCTCCTTTAGCTAGGGGGGAAGTTACGCCCCCCGTGGTTAAAATTAACTACAATATCAGAGATCACTCCCTGATATTAGAGCGTTAATACCTGTATTACTTCCATTCGAAGTAGACATTGCTGTCTGCATACGAAGGAGGGAACACAGAGTGGATACTTGCTCCAATATTACCGTCGTCGTACAGCCCGTCTGATCTCTTGGTATTGATATATCAAGAGAAACAGCGACTGTACAATTCTTATACGGCGATAACGTTGATTGCTCCGTCGCAGAAACGCGGAGTATGATATGGTCATTTGCCGCAGAATTGTTGGGGGCGAACTTACGTTCGACCTCAACATAATACGGTTTGGCCAGGCTGCGTCCGGTGACAACCCATCGCGTTTTTGAAGCACTTGTGCTTTGAAGCGCATAGGTGGTTTGTACCGTGTCTGATTTAAAGGGAGACAGTGTGGGGGATGCCATTGGAACACCTTCTAACATTGCTGAGGTTGGTTACGCCTCTGGTTAACAACTTACTTTAGAATAGACGCGATAATAGCGCCGACCCTGAAATAAGTTGCGTCAGCTGGAGACCCTGCTGCTTTAACAACGCTATGCCGTTTTCCGGATATCCATTTATCCTTTGATAATTGGATACATAACCACCGTCCACGGTAATTTCCCGCGGATTTAATGGTATCGGAACCGTACATGACCAATCGGCACTCCATCTGGAGGACCGAACGATCATAGCCTGCGCTTTGTAGAGTGACTGCACTTTCGTGCTGTACCCTAAATCGCGCACACGCGCCGTGGCTAGCGTATTCAACGCATCTGGCAAACGGAACTTATTAAATAAACCTTCGGTGTTGATAAACCAGTCAACAACGAAGGAATAAGGAGTAAGTTCCCAGAGCGTTTCCAGAATGGAAGCCCCATCTAAGCCAAAGGTATGTAAGAATCGCTCCACAGAATTCGCTTGATTTTGAATTCTGTCTGTTACGGAGCAGCTTACAACACCTCTGACCTGTGCCTGTGAAAAGATACACCGGCACGGAAGAGAGGGCATGCTGGCCCAACGATCGTTGGACCAGTAGTATTGACTCCATTCTGAGTCTGAGCATGTAGGTGAAGGGGCGTTGATCGAGATTTTGGCTTTCGCGCGAAATCTCTCGCGGGCTCGCTCGTTGAACGTACGTTCGTGGCGCAAGTACTTTGATAACGAAGAAGAAAAATTCTTCATATCATTATACGTAGCGTTCCAACCGTACTGTCCCTCGAGCCACAAGTTCGCATTCTCTTTCGCTAATTTCCGTGCAGAACGGTCCTTAGCAATTGAGCGCCAAACCGGTTTTAGAAGCCCAAATGGCTTTTTAACCATTTGGATGGTTTTTGGAAGTTCTAAGAAACTGACACTGAGTAGTGTCTTGGTTTTTAGAAGACCTCGAACCATCTGCGCTAATGAGAGGATTGACGTATCCCAGTCAACCGCAGTAGAAGATATGCCACCAGCCCAGTTTCGTACGAAATCGATACTGGGTGAAATGGCGATATGATCCCACGTCCAGTCTGTCTTATGCAAAATGCCATAGTAGTATCCGTCCCAACGACGATAGTCGTTGTTACCGATAGCTGCCAAGACTTTTGTATGTATGACAGGATTGAACGGTCTGCCAGCAATGAAAGGAAATGTGTCATCCATCTGCTCGCGATAGTTATAGCATAGCACACAATTAAGGTAAGGAGTCTCGGTTGAATTTGAGTAGAAGTACCCATCTTCAACCCAGCCCCAATCATAACCATGTGCGGCTAGTGGCCCACGTGGCCACCCGCTAGCTATAGTTTTATAGCGAGTTCTCATTAGATCCTCCACATTACA